TGCTGGCTGAACTACTCAATCACCGAAAAGGTGCAAGAGAGGGCAGGCGCAGGTATAATTGTAAACAATCCAAGATTAAGGAACAGCTACACCTCGCTGGCAAGTATTGCCCAGGAGGGGTGGGAGCTATTACCCTTATCCTTTTTGTTCAACATGTTTGTCGATCTATCATCGTTGTTGGCTGAATGCCGGCCCGTTGCGGGTCAGATGATGGGTTCCTGGGTGACTGAAGTGGTCACACACCAGGTAAGGTACGAACTGCAGAGTGTTTTAGGTCATACGACCGACACACCGGCAGCTGTGACGGTATCGAAAAATACCGTTAACAGACGTATCGGATTGACACGTACAGGGAAGTTGCATCTTGGGCCGGGTTTGAATTCCTTCGGGAAGGTCTTATCCACTCTAGCTCTAGGCATATCTCGTACAAAATAGTAATAAATCTTATATTTTGAAGGACAAAACCATGGACTTGAGTTTTTTTTACAGATGTAACCTATACCCCGAACACCCCGGTGACCGCTGTTGAATTTTTCTTGGTTGACCGGACAGCCACAAAGGCGACATTCAAAGACGTGACGTCGGACCCGATTTACTCCCGGACTCTCACCATTACGGTGCGGCCCGGAAATCTGGAAACCCGCTTGCGTCACAAAGTCTCACTGTCGTTGATTACTCCCTTTGCAGTAAATGCTGGGACGGATGATGAGTATATCGGTCTGGACATTTGTCGTCAGGAATTTGAAGTACCTGCTGACTTATCGTACACAGATCGTAAAAACCGCATCCGGCACAACTTGAATCGTTTAGGGTATGTATTGAATAACGCAGCGTCTCTCAACAATGAAGTTGAAGACTGTCTGATGTACGCAATCATCCCTGCATAACGTCAAAGAAGTGCAAATCAAAACATGAGGTGTCTCCTATGTTACAAGATGTCGTGGCTAAGAGGATTTGGTATTCCCTCTATAAAGATTTCTCTACTGCTGATCCTTCCGTTCGTCTTTTTGCGCATCAAGCTAGTCTTGCCTTGGGAAAGGGGTTTCCAGAATTTCGGAAACACACCTTCCCTGAGCTTGACCACAGCCTTAGCGTTGGGACTTACAAAAAGTGTGTGCAGTTGGAGCATCTGTTCGATCGTTTTATTGCCGTTTCTGACGATAAAACACAAGACGACCTCGATAAAGAGGCTTTCGACAAATTCCTAGACTGCCAAACGAGCGTTATCCCAAAGTTACCGGGATCGATGCGCTCGCATATGCTGTTGAAAGAAGTACGTCGTGTCTTGGGCTTGATATTGGGTGAGTTTCCTCCAATGTCTGAGCTGGTTGAATATAGAATACCTAGTAAGGCATCCGTTGGGGTAAAAAGGAAGGATAGCTATCTCCATGAGAAGCTAAAGCACCTGAGTACTACAGCAGATCAACAGCGCTACCTCAATGCGTTGTTGGGTAATTGTGGGTTTCGGTATAACGCAATCGCGTATGACCACCTTACAGTTACAGCCGTTGAAAAGAAATGGAATAAGAGCAGAACGATCACAACGGATACCGTTGCCTCTGGAATCGTGACGAATGCCCTTGGGAATTATATCTCAAGGCGTCTTAAAGATTCCGTTGGTATCGATATCAAGGTTCAGCAACATGTACATCGCAAGCTCGTGAAACGAGCTTCACGCGATGGCCATTTAGCTACCTTGGATCTTTCTGCCGCCAGCGATTCCTTCAGCATACCCTTAATGAGACGTATTCTACCTTCAAGGTGGTTTAACGTTCTCCGGGATCTTCGTATCAGACGCGTCAGCGTCGATGGGAAGACAACGAGTTTGAGCTCGTTTATGACGATGGGATTAGGGCACACATTTCCGCTCCAAACAGCAGTCTTTTACGCAATCATTCAGGCAACTAAGAATCTCCTTAGAAGTACAGCTCCACACAGTTACGGCGGAATCATTTCCGTTTACGGTGACGACTGCGTCTTTCCGACCAGCCTATATCCGTATGTAACACAGTGTATGAGCGATTTGGGGTTTAAGGTTAATCTTGATAAGTCATTTCATACCGGTTATTTCCGTGAGTCATGTGGCGAAGATTGTTACAAAGGTTGTTCTGTACGCCCAGCTTTCCTCAAATGGCGCTTCAAGACTGAAGTCCGAAGAGAAAAAAAGAAAATCGAGGTAGATCAAGTTACAGGTGAGCTTTATGCTTTTTGGAATGCACTTCTGCGGCGTTTTAACGTCACAGAAATTCCGCGAACATACAGGCTTCTCGAATCTATGATCAACTACATCGAGGGGGAAATCTTTATTGTCCCTCCGACGTATCCTGATTTTGCTGGTCTCCATACTGTTGAACCTAGGTCGCACATGAGAAACTTTGGGATTAGGTACTACACCCCTTGTTTCTTTGATCTGGAAAACGGCAATGGTTATTACGAGTTCAAGTGTTTCAAGGCAGAGTCGCCAAGAGCAGTTCCGGTAACAAGAGATGTTGATGTTTCTAACTATCTCATGGAACAGCTAAGGCCTCGGTCTGGACGACCCGGTTTTACTAAAGGGTACGTCCTGAAGTCACACGAATTCGTAAGCGCTACGTTTAATTCCCTAACAGACAGACAGTCCGTATGGGGTCTCATCAAGCAAAAGAAGACTAGCATGGTGAGTAGACGTAGTGGGGCAAAACTGAGGACACAGACAGCGCGCAAGCTTCTTGCGTTGTTTGTGCCAGGGAAACCTCCTTCTTGTTCGCCGCGTTTCTTGCGGTCGTTCGGGTTGGAGCCCTGGTGGGGCTCAGAAGACGG